ATGTCCCACCTAAATACGGTACTGTATTTACCTCTCTAGTGTTCAAGACTGAGGATGCAACAATCATTCAGAATACTAAGGATGGTATTAGAAGCCTGTTGAAAGATCTCGCTGTGGTATCCTTCTCTTTGGAGTTTGTTGATCCTGTCGAAACATTCATTGAGTCGTCGGTATTCTTCCAGTTCAACCAGAACCTAACTTCTCTAACTAAGTCATCTATTGAGTCTTCTGTCAAGTCTTCGATGACAGGTTATTTTGACGCTAATCTAGGCGACTTCAACCAGTCATTCCGAAGATCAAATCTTCTTACGATAATTGATGAAACAGACCCATCGGTACTTTCGTCTCGTGCAAATGTTCAGATGCAAAATCGATTTGTTCCCGTGGTTGGACAAACTAACTATAAAGTATCATACCCAACTTCAATCAGAAATCCGGATGATACAGAGTACTCTGTTTTATCAAAGAACTTCCGATACAAGGGAGACACTTGTTATCTAAGAAACAGATTGAATTCGACGATCTTGGAGTTGTTTAATGTCAACACCGGCTTACTTGCACTTGACAATGTTGGGTCATATGATCCTGTAAGTGGTGTATTGAGTTTAGAGAATTTCACTATCAGTCTGATCTCCGGCGATCATGTTAAAATAAATGTGACGCCCGCAAATCAGGCAACAATAACACCTATACGTAATGCAATTCTAAAATATGATGCCGCAGCGTCATCTGCAACAGCTGTACTAACGGATGCATTATAAATAGTTACTAATCAAGAGTAGAGAATAAATTCATGGGAATTAGTTCAATAACAAGCGACGGAAAAAGAGTAGTACTGAATCAATTAAAACAAGATTTGGATAGTGCCTCATCCAACTACTATCTCGGACTTTCGGGTGCGGATTCATCTTCTGCGGGTTTGTTTAATCAAACACAAGCACGGAATGAGATGCACTTTTTGAAAAAGGTAAGTGGTAACTCTTTTGTTGTCGAAACATACAATTGGACTTCTGGTCAAGTATATAACGCATATAATAGTAACGATATCACACAGGAAAAGTTTTACGTTGCGAACGCAAATAATGAAGTATTTCTTTGTGTCGAAACCGCAAAGAATAGTTCAGGAGTTGTTCAGGGATCAACCATAGAACCCACAAGTGCAAGAGCGCGATCTTATGATTCGTTACAACGATCGTTTGCAACAGGGGATGGATATATTTGGCGTTACCTATATAAGTTGACAGGTGCAGCGGTTAACAGATTTAAGTCAAACGATTTTATGCCGGTGAAAAAGATCACTGGTTCGGCCGGTTCAATTGAGGCACAAGAACAACAGAATTTACAGAACAATTCTATCGGTGGAGAGATCATAGGTATTGAAATTGATTCTGGGGGTAATGGTTATCTGTTTACTCCACGTATCGATATCAGTGGTAATGGTTCTGGTGCAGCATTCAGTTGTACACTTGACGATGGAGTTATCGTTAAGATTACTGTCGATTCAGATGCTACAGCATCGAACGGTCACAGGTTGACACACGGTACAGGATATGATTACGCTACAGTCGTTCCATCTGCGGGTAACGCATCCTTGAAACCTATCTTTGCACCAAAAAACGGAGTGACAAGAGACCCTATCGTCACGTTGCGTTCCGATAAGTTAATGGTACAAACAACTATTCAGGGTGACGAAAACAATTCGATTCCTCTTGCAGATCCCGCAAATGATTTTAAACAGGTTGCACTTATACGTAATCCGTTGGAACATGATAGTGTAGGTAAGTATAAAGGATTTGCAGGCAACGCGATGCACTACTTCACTGTGAGTGGTGGTTCTGGAAACTTTACTGCGGATGAAATATTTGAAAATACCTCACAAGTTCGAGGTAAGACATATTGGCATGATACAACTAATAATTATTTGTATTATGTTCAAAACGATTCAACAGGGTTCGGAGAATTTGTACCAACACAAACAATTTCCTCGACAACAACATCAACGTCAAAAGTTATTGATGCAATTAATAACCCCACGATCGATCGATATTCGGGTGATATTATGTACATAAATAACCTAGATGACGCAATATCAAGAAGCTCGAGCCAGTCCGAAGATTTTCGAGTTGTTATTGATTTAGGAAACGATTAAAGGGTAAAATATGGCAACCACATATACTTCCGCAACACTTCAGGGTTCGTATGACGACGACTTTGATAAGGATAAACATTTTCACCAAATCCTTTTCAACAGTGGTCGTGCACTACAAGCGCGGGAACTAACACAACTCCAAACTCTGATTTATCAGGAGTTGGGTAGGTTTGGTCGCAACGTCTTCAAAGAAGGTGCGGCAGTTTCATCGGGTGGTATGGCCGTCAACAATGCTTTGGAGTTCGTAAAAGTTGCCTCTACGAATCAAGGTGGTGATTTCGAAGATATCCCTGTTGGTACAGTTTTCAAAGATAACAACACAGAAGTTGAAGCAAAGGTTTTAAAGGTAATTCCTAGAAATGATGCGGGCGGTTTCCCCATCAACACTCTCTACATTCAGTACATTAATGCGGGTGGTGCTGCGATCACTTCGCGTCCTCAAAGATTTGGGGACGGGGTTACACTCTTTGATCAGTCAGGTACGACTAGTTACGAAATTGTCACTGAGACACCAAACGCAACAGGTCGTGCAACCGTATTCGATGTCGAGACCGGAGACTTCTTTGTTCTTGGTCGTTTCGTCAATGCATCAAAACAGTCAATACTTCTGTCACCTTACGATCGTTCATTTACAGGTACGGTAGGTTTCAAGGTAACACAAGAAGTTATCACAGTAACAGATGATACAAGTCTGTACGACAATACTGGTGGTGTTGTCAATACCGCATCACCTGGCGCAGATCGTTATCGCATCTCTTTGACTTTGACCGACAAGGCAGACATAGAGACCGGAGACACGTTTGTATTCCTCGCAAATATCGAGAACTCTAAGATTGTTGAAGAGGTGGATGAGTCGGATGCATACAACAAGATTAACGATCTCCTTGCAATTCGTACTGACGAAGAATCTGGTGACTACGTAGTCAACCCATTCAACATTCACTTCGAAGATGAAGTTGCAAATGATTCTTCTCTGGAACTTATTGTATCATCCGGAACAGCATATGTCAATGGTTATCGAGTAGATAATCCTTCACCGGTTAAGTTGGAAGTGCCACGTCCACAGAAGACTGACAACTTTAATAACGACGCAATACCGGTTGACTACGGTAACTACTTCTTGGTAGACTCTGGTCGAGGTATGGCTAACCTAGACTATTCAACCGTAAACATTGCCACTAGTGCAATAAACCCAACGGGTGGAGCAATCATTGGTACTTGTCGTATCCGTGCCGTCGAGAAGGCCTCTGGTATCGATGCACTGCAAGCGACACACAAAGCATATATCTTTGATGTTCAAATGGATTCGGATCGCAGTTTACTTGAAGCAAGATCTATTGGTACAAGTACGACCAATCTGTTGAAGATATCTTTAGCGAACAGTGAGGCAAAACTTCACGATGTTCCAAATAACAATTTGTTGATGCCTTTGACTCAACCACGTTTAGAGTCTATGTCCAACATCTTGTTGACCGTACAACGCCATGTAGGTAGTAAGACAGTTTCAAGTAGTGAGATTGATATCTCAACCGCAATCTCTGCGGGTGAGTCGTTTGTCGATCTTAATAACTGGGTTGTCTCTTCTGCCACACGTTCATTTATCCCACACACTGCGGCTGCAGACGGTACCATCACTCTGACAGATGTTGGAGATGGTGAGGTACTAGAAGTATTGTACTATGTACAAAAAATAGGTGCAGTAAAAACTAAGACTAAGATCGATGATCTCACGACAACGTTAACAAAACAAGTTGGATTTGATCTAGTCAATAGTGTCTCTTATAACTACTACGAATTCCCAGACCCCGATATCTTTGCGGTAGATTCTGTGAAGAACACAGACACGAATGGTATGGACATGTTGGGTCGATTCACGTTAGACGATGGTCAACGTGATAATTCATACAAACTTGGACGTTTGATTCTCGATCGTCAAGACTCGGCACCAAATCAGATCTATGTTAAGTATTCGAGACTGCGTCATAACAACGACGGAGACTTCTTTGCTGCATCGTCTTATAATACACTTGGTTATAATAACATACCAACTCATGTAACTACGAATGGTCAAGAGTTGAACTTATTCAACTATCTGGACTTCCGATCAGTAGACTCTAACGGAACCTTTGGTGGTAAGTCAGACATCATTGGTCTACCTAAAAACGGTGACAATGTAACTGCGGATACTAGTTTCTATCTTGCTCGAGCAGACAAACTGATCATGACACAAGAGGGTGAGGTTCAAGTATTGATGGGTCAGCAGGCTGCAAACCCACAGTTTAAACCTACACCAGAAAACGCAATTGAGTTGTTCAAGATTCAAATGAATCCTAATACTCTGGATGAAGAAGATCTGACATTTACTGCGATCGAACATCCACATTATACCATGAAAGACATTGCAGATCTAGAGGCAAAAGTAGACCGTCTAGAAGAATATACTCGCATGTCAATCTTGGAATTGCAGAATCGTTTAGAACCATCTTACGACAGTGCAGGGAACGAAAGAATTGAAGTCGGTACTATGACCGACGGTGGCGAAGATCACACTAGAACAGATACAGAAAATACTAGCAGTTCACTAGACCCTGAGTCAGGTATTATTCGACCATTGGCTGAAGAACACAACATCAATCTTATCTATGACAACAGTTTGTCATCTGGTGTTGTGAAGAAAGGGGATAATATCTACTTATCCTACGACAGTGAACAGTGGGCATTCCAAGACCTTGCATCAACGTTTGTCAAGATCAACTCATTTGGTAACGCACAGAGTATCGGTTCAATCAAGTTGTCTCCATCTTCAGACGAATGGAAAGACACATACACCAACGCGACTCGTGCAGTTCAGAACTCAACTAAGAAACTGGACACTAAACAAGCTCTTCTGTGGAACTCATGGCAGTGGAACTGGCAGGGACGTTCTTCCGAAGAAACCCAGTATGGACAATTTGATCGACATGGTAATGTTGAGAATGGTCGCATCTTTAATGACCCTCAAGACATACTCAATTCATCTACATCGACCTTACCACGAGTCACCTCAACACCTAAGAATGTCACACGAGTCGTTGCCTCTGAGACAATTCGAAAGAAGGTGGGTAATCGATACGTAGATCTTGCATTGATTCCTTGGATTCGTTCTCGAAAAGTTTACTTCCATGCGAAGGGACTGAGACCCAACACTAAGTTTACACCATTCTTTGATGGTGTCAATATGTCTGATTGGTGTCGTGAAGAGTCATCGTTTGTTCAATTCTCTGATCGTGATGATGAAATCGGTAACCAATACGGAATGAGTATCTCTGCACATCCCGATGGTTCATCGGATCTGGTCACAGATGCAAACGGCGAAATCATTGGTTCATACTTCATCCCCAGTGTTCGTCAATTGATTGAGTACCGACGTGATGGTAAGAAACCAGTACTAGGAACACGACGTTCACTAGTCCGATTCCGTGCAGGTGTTCGAGAGTTCTTACTCCTTGACATCGATAAACCCGATTGGGGTGAGGCGGGTAGTAAGGCATTTGCATACTACGCTGCATGGGGATTCATGTTCAACCGATGGAATCGTAACCACTATCTACGATGGCCTGATTCACAGGTACCATACTCGTGGAGATTCCGACGTGCTGCGACTTTCTCTAGTAAAGAAGTCAGAGATCGTTTAAACAAAGTTGGCGCAAGTTCAGTAAATCTTGTAGATCCAAAACTTGCAGGTAAGTATGGTACTAGTCAAGCTGGACTGAATGAATCAGAGTTGCGTAATCTTGACAACGCAAACACGATGTCAACTGTTCTATCTGACTTTGTCACTGTCAACAAGAACTGTTGGGGTGGTAATGAGACTAATCCTACACCTAATGTTGAGAATCCACTTGCACAAACATTCTATGTGGACAATCCATTTGGATTGGTGCTAACAAAGGTAGATCTATTCTTCCGTGCGAAAGACTCTGGAAGTCTACCCGTGTCTATTCATATTAGACCAGTTGAAGAGGGTCGACCTTCTACCACAGAGATCGTTCCAGACTCCCATGTTTACTTGAACGCAAGTCAGGTAGATGCGATTGGTACAGAACCCGTATTGTCTTTGATCCAATCAAGACCCACAACGTTCGAATTTGACGAACCAGTGTTCTTGCAACCTTGGAAGAAGTATGCAATCGTGGTTCAATCAGAATCAACAGAGTACGAGTTATTCAGTGCGAAAACACAACAACCCGTCTTTGGTTCTACCTCTAGAACTGTAACCACATCAC